AACCGTCTGAACTGCTCTACCCGTCAAGCGATGGTTAGTGCAACAGGCGCAAACATTGCGTGGACTGGTGTTGTGACTGCTGATGTGACTCTGGGTGCATCAGGCGAAGGCACACTGGTAGTTGCTGGCCCTGCAATCTACGAGGCTAACGGTCAATACAACACTGTAACTGCTGCTCCTGCAAACGGCGCTGTGATTACAATCGTGTCTGCCACAGCAACTCTGTACCAGCCCAACCTGTTCTACGCCAAGCAAGCATTTGGCATGGGAACTGTTAAGCTGCCTAAGCTCTACTCGACTGATACTGTTGCAACGACCTCTGACGGTATGAGCATACGCATCAGCAAGTACTCATCAGGTGATGCTAACAGCCAGAAAATTCGTTTCGACCTTCTGCCTGCTTATGCATGTTTCAACCCGATGATGTCTGGTCAAGGGTTTGGAGTATAGTAACGCTATAAAGATGGCGCACTCCTGTTAAGTAGTCGGGAGTGCGTTAACTTTAACCAACCTGCTGGTGACCTATGCCAAAAGCAAAAGACTCAAGACTTGCAAGGGCTGGCGTAGAAGGCTTCAACAAGCCAAAACGCACACCAAGCCATCCAACCAAATCCCATGTTGTTGTTGCCAAAGTAGGCGACACAATTAAAACAATTCGTTTTGGTCAACAAGGCGTAAGTGGTTCACCAAAGAAAGAAGGTGAATCTGACGCAGACAAAGCGCGTAGAAAGTCCTTCATGGCGCGTCATCGTGCTAACATTGACAAAGGCAAAATGTCAGCGGCTTACTGGTCGCAAAAGGAAAAATGGACATGAGTACAAGCATCTGGATTAAACCAAGCGGCACAGAGGTTACGGTAGACAGCGCAAGCTATGCTGTTGCTGCAAGTCTGGGCTGGAAACCAAAAGAAGAACAAGTTGAAGTAGTAGCAGAAAAGAAGAAGGGCAGACCTAAGTCTAAAGCAGAGGTGTGACATGAAAGGCTTATACGCAAACATTGCAGCAAAGCGCAAACGAATTAAAGAAGGCTCGAAAGAGAAGATGCGTAAGCCTGGCACTGCTGGCGCTCCTACTGCGAAGGCATTTAAACAAGCGGCTAAGACTGCTCAACCAAGGTTTGAATAATCATGGCGACTGTTGCTCAAGTAGCTAAGGCATCACTGCAATCGATTCTGGTGCAGGCATCAGAGGCCCCATTAGAGGCTGATGAGTATCAGGATTTTATCTTTGCTATGAACAATTACATGAACTCACTGGCGGCTAAGGGTGTGAACCTTGGGTACACTGCTGTGAGCAATATTGCTGATGAGGTTACTGTTCCTCCAGGCGCACTGACTGGCATCATTGCTAATATGGCAATCCAGTCTGTTCCGTACTACGGTGGTGTTGTAACGCCTGAGCTTGCCCTGACTGCGCGTGAGGGTATGCAGGCGATGCGTCATCTTGGTCAGATCATCATTCCAACTCGCCTACCAAATACTCTGCCTGTTGGCTCTGGCAACGAGGACAATCAATTCGGTAACGGTCTGCACTTCTACGCAGAGAGCGAGCCGACAATCCTTACAGAAGTTAATGGCTCGATTGCATTAGAGGTATCAACAAATGATTGAGAGCAGTTATGGTGTAAGACAGTCTGAGTTTGTCGTACAGACAAGCATTCTGGCGGGATCGTCATTCGGCTTCTTCAACAACGGCTACAACTACCAAATAACCTACGCCAATTTTCTAAATGGTTTAGGCGTGACTGGCACGATTGCACAAGATGGATCGGTAACAGGAGTGGCTGTTTTAGACATTCAGGGAACGAATAACTTCATTCGCAACCTAGAAGAAGGGCCAGGCATATCGTTGAACCTGAGCGCAGAAAACGGCATTGAAATAGCCCACAACTTTACCATCGACTCTGTTGGTCAACCGATTGTCCAGAACGGCGGCAGCGCAAGTCCGACATTCGTTTCTATTGAGGCTGGTACGGGTATTGCTGTTGCCACAACCGGAACGCGAGTTGTTATATCCAGTACGGAAGCATTGAGCTTTGCAACGGTCACAATGGCTGGCAACTCAACGGCCACAACGATTGCATCAACAGCCACACCAGTGAAGGCTGCTGGAACATTTGTTGTCGGTGATGTGTCCACAGTCTTTACAGCAACCACCACTGGGCGAATCACGCACACTGGCGCAACAAGTCGGCATATCGTTAACGCACTGGCAACCCTTGATGTATCTAGCGGCAGCAACCGCCTAATATCTTTATTCATTGCAAAGAACGGAACGGTCGTTTCAACTAAGATGACCGACACAATCTCTCATGGTGCGCCTAGAGCCTTGGCTACCTTTATAAACCTTGAGTTAAATCAGAACGATTACCTTGAGGTGTTTGTTAGAAACGAGTCAACAACAGACGGTGTCATTGCAGTAAACGTACAGTTGAGCGCCTTGTAATGCCAGCCCTACCAATCACCAATGGGTTCTACACTAGCCCATCATTGCCACTGAGCGCACAAGAGTGCTTGAACTGGTATCCAAACATCAGCGAGGCTCCTGCACTTAGCCCTGAGAACCTGTTTGGCACACCAGGGCTGGTTGAGTTGGTATCCTCTGGT